GAGATATATAATAATAATAATTATAAAAAGAAAAAAATAACAGTAGATGTAATGGCAGCTGATGAAGATGATAAAGTATTACGTCAATTAGGAAGACCTGCACGCAAACAAGAATTAAAAGATTTTATAGATCTTTTTACAGAACATATAGATAAAAATATGTTTATTATATTTAAAAAAGAAAATGATAGAAAAGTATGTGATGCTATTAATTTATTATTTAAAAGAAGAGAAAATTTAGAAATTTTTAATAAAAAAGCGCTTTATATATATATTCGTGAAATTACAAATGTAGATACTCCAGTAATTACTAAAGTAACTAAAATATTAAAAAAATTGTATAAAAAACTACATAACGAATATAAAACTACAGGATATATAAAAATTTAATTTTTTCCATATTTATTATAAAATATAATTATGGATTCATTAAATCAAATAATATTCGATGATAAATCATTTTCTGATTTACTAAAAGAAATACATAAAAATCAAAGCAAAAAATCAAAACAGTTAGCTGCTTTAATAGCCGAATTACGTCCTCTTATTACTAGTTTAGGAGATGCTACAGTAGTAGTACCTTTAATTAAAGAATATATGGAAATTAGTGTTAAAAATGATGACCAATTAATAAAAATGGCAGCTATTGTCCAAAGATTATCTACAGGTAATGTTAATACGGGAGATGGAGGAATGTTAACTGAAGAAGAAATGTCACAATTACAAGAAGTAGCTGAAGAAATTTCAAAAACAGTAGAAAAACCTAAAAATATAGAACCTTTAAATTCTTCTGAATAATGGAATTACACGCAGCAAGAGTTTTAGATATAGCCCTTAAACCATTTGATAATTTATCACAAAAATTATCAAAAAATGGACATGGTGCTTTAGGTAGTATTCAATATGAATTTATAGAGGGGGATAATATAGGAGGTCCCTTATATGCAAAACCTGCTCAAAGTAATTTAAAAGACTATCCTTTAATAAATGAAATAGTTTTAATTATTAAAACTGTTGGTACTAATATATATACAAGTAGAGGTAAACAAATATCCTATTATATAAGCAATCTTAATATATGGGGAGGATCCCCTAACCATAATGCTCTCCCTAGACAGGGAGAAATTAATCCAGATGGGTCTGGTACTACTGAAGGAAATCAAATACCAACTATAAGATTAGGAATAGGAGAGTTTATAGAACGAAATGATATAAAAACTTTATTACCTTTTGAAGGTGATCGTATTTTTGAAGGAAGATTTGGTAATTCTATAAGAATGGGAGCTACTACTCCTGATATTTTAAATTCATGGAGTCGTCCAAATAAAAAAAGTAAATTTGGAGATCCTATTACTATTATAAGTAATGGATTACCTGTTCATAACCCTAATTTAAATGAACATGAAAAAGAAAGTTTATATAAAGATAACTCTTTATGGGGAGACCCTAAAGATCGTCCTAATAAACCTTGGATATCTACTGTTGAAGATATTAACCATGATCCTTCTTCTATATGGTTAACATCAACTCAACAGATAAAAAATTTTAAAGCAAAAGGATACTATGATAAAAAAGCAGAATCTTTCCATCCTTCAATGCTAGCACTTACAGATGAAGATGAAAATAAAACTTTAAACCAAAAAAATACAGAAAGTACTAACTATATGCAATTTCCTGGCTTAAAAGATACTCCTTTACCTGATTCTTTTGAAGAAACTCCTGATATATATTTACCTCCAACTCCTGATTTACAAGAAGAACACCTTCTAACATCAGAATTAGCTAATTTAAATGAAGATGATTTTTTACCTTATTACATGATAGAAGGAGAAACAGATACTAATCTAATATTAAATAATGAAAATATATCAGATTCAATACCAAACGAATCAGCAACTACACATTTAGATACAGAAGCTACAGAATTAGATTTATCAATGGGTATAGGAAATTATTATTTACTTCATCATTTAATTAGTACCCCTAAATCTTCAGACATAAATTATATATCACCCTTACTTTCTACTTATCATGCTAATGCTCTTTTTGAAAGAGATTTAATAGGATTTTATACAGAAACAAATGCAAATGGAAGAAAAAAAATATTAACAAAAGAATATTTAGGCCCTACTGGTAGTGCTTTTACTGGAGCAATAGACACAGGAACAGCTGCAAATTATAGAGTATTATCAGATACACCTCAAATTACTCCTTTAAGTTCTGTAGCCCCTTGGCAGTATACAAAAACTGATACAGCTTTAATAAGAGAAGCAGAATCTCAAGTATTTGGTAATTATAGTAGCTATGGAATAAATAATTATCCTGGAGTTGATAAAGGTATAAATCAAGAAGAAATAATAAATAATTTAGTAATTTTATTTGAAAATTGTATAGATCATATTAAAGCAGAATTCCCTACTCTTAGGTTAAGATCTGTATATAGAAGTAAAAATTTAAATAAAGTTTTAGGAAAAAATCCTCCTAATAGTGAACATATATATGGCTATGCTGCTGATCTTAGGTTAGGAGAAACAGGAAATAATATGGGTTTATTTAATTTTATTTATAATAATTTAGAATTTAAAAATTTAATGTGGGCTTTTCCTGAAAGAAATGAAAATTCTTGGGTTCATGTTTCTTATATACCTAATATGAATTTTAAAAAAACAACATTAGCTTCAGAAAGTAATTATTTTCATGATATTTATAAAGGTAATAGAAGAGGAAATAACAACCAATATCAAGATAATATTACTGAAGCAGTAACCCCTTTATATCATCAAAATGTCTTATAACAATGATAACACATATAAACTAAAATCAGTAAACCGATATCATGGATCTCAGGTAATTATAAATTCTGATAGATTAGTATTTAATGCTAAAGAAGATTCTATTTTATTTTATGCAAATGAATCTTTAGGTTTTAGTGTTAAAGGAGGAATATATTTTGATACTAGTGATATTGATACAGGTAGAAACCCTAGTAGATTTACAATTAATTCTCCTAAAATATATTTAGGATTAGATAGTGATTTAGATGGGAATAAAGTTCTTCCTTCTGATAGAGTAGTATTAGGTAATCAATTAAGAAGTTTTTTAGGAGATTTAATAAGAGAATTAGAACAATTACTTATAGATTTATTTACTAATTATGCTGTTACTGTAGGAGGAGATACAAGTGCTCCTTGTAATGATAATTTATTATGGATGAATAGTACTTTTGATAGATTAACATCTCTTAGAAAACAAATAGCTGTAGATCCTGTAAATAAAGTAGACTTAAAAAGTCCTGATAATTGTGCTTTTTTAAGTCAAAAAGTAAAAATAGCAAATAACCAATAAATGAATTCACCCCAACAAAATATAAGAGCTTATTTAAATGCTATGGTAAATAGTACCTTTATTCAAGCTGAAGATGCTGTTAAAAATGAAGCTAAAAAGAAAATAATGGAATTAAGAGCAAAACTGCCTACACCAGATGAATTAGCTAGAAAAATAACATCACATTTATGTGATACTGCTGCTATGGATATAATAGAAGGAATATATAAATTTATTCGTAAAACATTAACAAGCATAATGAAACATTTACAATCTGTAAATAATTTTTTAACAAAAATACTTACTAAATTAAGAGAAATAGAAACAAAAGTATTAGCTAAAATAAATAATATATTAGATAAATTAAGAAAATTATTAGGACCTTTAAATATTATTTTAAGAGTAGCTCCCGTTAGTTTAGCAGCTCAAACAGGCCCTGCAGCTAATGGAGCTGTAATTAATAGACTTGGAGAATCTATGAGTACAGCTAAAAAAAAGATAGGAGATATTGTAAATACAGTTAGTGGTTTTACTACTGCTATTAGTTTTTATGCAGAAAAAGCTTTTGGTTTTATAAATTTAATATCTAATGCTCAAAATGCTGTTAATCAATTATATCAAAGAGTAGAAAAACTACTAATTTATTTAGAATTTTTATGGGGATCTTATTTTGGAGGATGTGCTGTTGATGATCAATCAGAAGTAAATCAAGAAGGAAACCCAAACCAAGAAATATTAGAATTAACAGCACAAGATATATTTGATGCTGAAGATATGGGATTACCTAGTGATACTTTATCTAATTATTTTTCTCAATTAAATCAATATCTTAATTTAGCAGGAAAAACAAGAATGGCAGAAAGACTATATCAAATGAAATTAAATGGTTTAACTCAACAATGGGAGGTAGATTATCTTAAAGAATATAAAGTAGTATTAAAAGATATAGAACCACCTAACATTGATGGTTAATTTTTTAAAAAAAAACATATTTATTAATAAACAACATAATACAAAATGAAAGCAAAAACTTTTGAAAACCTAATTAGAAAAATAGTTAGAGAAGAAATAGATTATGCTCTACGCAGAGAAATAAAATCATTAAAAGAAGATTTACAAGATAAAGTAAAACCTTCTATTATAGAACAACCACAATCAATTAAAAAATCAATAAAAGAAGAAGTAAAAAATATTCAACCTTCTAAATCTTATGAAAAAAAACAATTTTCAGGTAACCCTACTTTAAATGATCTTTTAAATGAAACTGCTCAAAGTGGTACTAATTTAGAATCTGGAAATTCACCTGTAAGTTTATCAGAATCATTTACACCAGGAAGTCCTGCTCCTATGGATACAACAGGAATGCCTAAAGAAGTAGCAAATGCTGTAACTAGAGATTATAGTGATTTAATGAAAGCAATAAATAATAAAAAGAAAAAATAAATAATAAATGTCTTTAGATTCTCCTATACAAATAAATATTTTAGATATAGATAAAAGTAAAACTATAGGGGTAGCTTTTCCTTTAGATAAAAATAATTTTAATCAAGGTACAACAACTGTTAGAGAACAAATAAAAACAAATCTTTTAAACCTAATGCTTACAGAACCTGGAGAAAGACTATATATTCCTGAATATGGTATAGGATTAAAAAAACTATTATTTTCTCAAGAGATTAATTTAGATGCTTTAAATAGTACTATAAACCAAAAAATACAATTTTATTTACCAGAAATAACATTAATTGATACAGAAACAGATTTTGTAGAAAACGAACATTTATTATATTTAAAAATAATATATAGATATAATTTTGATAATAGCATAGATGCTATACAATTAAACTTTAACTCATAATGGCTTATAACAAAATATCAAACAAAACACAAGATAAAGATGTTCAATATCTAAGTAAAGATTTTAACTCTTTTAAATCAAAGTTATCAAACTTTGCAGAAGTATATTTTCCAAATACTTATAATGATTTTTCAGAAAATAATCCTGCAACTATGTTTATGGAAATGGCTGCTTATGTAGGAGATGTATTATCTTTCTATACGGATACTCAAATTAAAGAAACTTTTTTAAGTTTAGCCCAAGAAAGAGAAAATATATACAATATAGCTTATATGTTAGGATATAAACCTAAAGTAACTACAGCTGCTAGTGTAAGACTAGAAATAATGCAATTATTACCTTCAAAAGGATCTGCAGGTAATTATTTACCTGATATGAATTATGCATTAACTTTAAAAGCATCTTCTACTTTTGAAACAGATGATGGGAAAACTTTTTATTTACCTGATGATGTAAGATTTGCACATTCTCAATCTTTAGGAAATGGACAGTGGGATACTACTTTTGGAGTATATCAATTTGATTCTTCTAATAACCCTGAATATTATGTTTTAAGAAAAACTACTCCTGCTATATCAGCAACAGTTGAATCTACTGAAATAGAATTAGGAGCTGTAGAAAAATTTAAAACTATAACTTTATCTAATAATAACATTATATCAATAGAATCTATTGTAGATTCCGATGGTAATGAATACCATGAAGTAGATTATTTAGCACAAGATACTAAATTTGTAGACGTACCAAATACAGCAGCTAATGACCCTGAATTACATCAATATAATTATCAGGCTCCTTACCTTTTAAAAATTCAAAAAGTTCCAAGAAGATTTGTAACTAGATTTAAATCAGATAATACTTTAGAAATTCAGTTTGGTGCTGGTATAAGTGATAAAGCAGATATCCCATCTTCTTCTCTT